GTCTCTGGAGTTACCTATATGTATCAAATGTTCTATAATTCATTATTTAACCAAGACATAAGTGGATGGGATGTTTCTAATGTTTACAGTATGGCCGGTATGTTTTATGGTACACCGTTTAATCAAGACATTAATATTTGGGATGTTTCAAACGTTAGTAGTATGTATCAAATGTTCTATAATTCATTATTTAACCAACCATTATCTGGATGGAACGTTTCAAATGTTCAGATTATGAATGGTATGTTTAGAAGTACACCATTTAACCAACCTATTGGAAATTGGGACGTTTCAAAAGTTACTAGTATGTCTGAAATGTTTAGAGTATCACCTTTTGACCAACCTATAGGAAACTGGAATGTGTCAGGTGTTACTGATATGAGTTATTTGTTTGGTAATACTCCATTTAACCAACCGTTATCCGGTTGGAATGTTTCTAAGGTTTACACTATGCAGAATATGTTTAGCTATAATTTACAATTTAACCAACCTATTGGAAATTGGGATGTTTCAAAAGTTATTAATATGAATCAAATGTTTTATAATTGTACACAATTTGACCAACCGTTATCAGGGTGGAATGTTTCAAAAGTTGTGGATATGTCTACTATGTTTGGTGTAACAAACTTTAATCAACCAATAGGTAATTGGAATGTTTCGGGGGTAACTAATATGACTCAAATGTTTATTAACTCCACATCATTTAACCAACCATTATCAGGATGGGATGTTTCAAACGTTACAAATATGTCCAATATGTTTGTTAATACACCATTTGATAATCCGATTGGGAATTGGAATGTTTCCAGAGTTACAAATATGGGTCAAATGTTTCTTGGTTCACAATTTAACCAACCGTTATCAGGATGGAATGTTTCAAATGTGACCTCTATGGATAGTATGTTTTATATTTCCCCATTTAATCAACCAATAGGAAATTGGGATGTTTCTAGTGTTGTAGATATGACTTATATGTTTAATACTGCTCAATTTGACCAACCATTATCAGGGTGGAACGTTTCAAATGTTGGTAATATGTCGGGTATGTTCCAAAATTGCCCATTTAATCAACCAATAGGAAATTGGGATGTATCAAGTGTTGTTAAAATGAATAATATGTTTTATAGTAATCAATATTTTAACCAACCTATTGGAAATTGGAATATTTCTAACGTTAACGATTTTAGTAGTTTTATGGCAACTAAAACTCAATTCACTTTCTCAACAACAAATTTAGACGACATTTACAACGGATGGTCAACCAAAAATCCTCAAATAGGTAGAACAATAACCTTTGGTTCGGCGAAATACACATCAGCAAGTTCTGCTGGAAAAGCAATTTTAGGTAGCTCAATCGGTGGTGGAGTATATAATTGGTTTATAACAGATGGAGGAATATAACTATGATTACAAAATTTACAATATCAACAGATAATTTTGACGGATTTACCGCAGATATTACCTTTTACCCATATACCGGTGGTACTATAAATTTAGGTACGCAAATGTTACCATATGATTATATCGCAGATTATATTTATGGGACGTATGATGTCTATATAATACATTTTAATAAAATTTGTGTTATAAATAATCAACCACCCGCTTGTGATTTAATTGGTAGTTTTACAAGTCCATTTATCTCCACTTGGAAAACAGATAATGAAGGCGTTAGTTTATCTAACCAAATATTTTTAAATTTAGACTCATCGGGTAATTATGATTTTATTGTTGAGTGGGGTGATGGTAGTTCTGATATAATAACTACGTGGGACCAAACTGAAACTACACACACCTACAATGTTATTGGGACTTATGTAATTACAATAATAGGTATTATAGACGGATTTAATTTCCAATATTATGCGGGTGATTATGGTAAAATTTTAAATGTTTTACAATGGGGTTCAGTAAAAACAATAGACGGAGGTTATCAATTTATTGGTTGTTTTAGTTTAGATTTATCTACGGTTAATGATATTTTAGACATTTCTAATTTAACCTCTATTGATGGTATGTTTTCTGAATGTTATGCTTTAACTGCGGTTAATTATATAGAACAGTGGAATATTTCAAATTTAACAAGTCTATCTAATTTATTTGCCGGAACATCATTTAATCAAGATATTAGTGGGTGGGACGTTTCAAACATTCCCAATATATCCGGTATGTTTTCATCATCACCATTTAATCAAGATATTAGTGGGTGGGATGTGTCAAATGTTACCAATATGTCATACTTATTTTATGGTTCTCCATTTAATCAAGATATTAGTGGGTGGAATGTATCAGGAGTTACAACTATGAGTTATATGTTTGCGGGAACACCATTTAATATAGACATAACAGGGTGGGATATATCAAATGTAATCGATATGTCAAGTATGTTTGCAGGGGCAACAGCATTTAATCAACCTATTGGAAGTTGGAATATGTCAGGTGTTACCAATATATCCTCAATGTTCCAATATAATAAAGTTTTCACTCAAGATATTACAGGATGGGACGTATCCAATGTTACAAATATGTCATATTTATTTTATGCAAGTAATTTTAATCAATCAATAGGTGTTTGGAATGTATCAAATGTTACCAATATGGATTGGGTATTTGCTAGTAATACTATATTTAACCAACCATTATCCGGTTGGAATGTTTCTAATGTTAACAGTATAAGAGGTATGTTTTATCAATCAAAGTTTAATCAACCTATTGGGAATTGGAATATTTCAGGTGTGACCAATTTAGGTTATATGTTTAATAATACTCAATTTGACCAACCGTTATCCGGTTGGAATGTTTCAAATGTTACCGATATGACCTATATGTTTTCAAATTCATCGTTTAACCAACCTATAGGAAATTGGGATGTTTCAAAGGTTACCCATATGAATGCTATGTTTGCAACTTCATCCTTTAACCAACCAATAGGAAATTGGAACGTATCAGGTGTTACTCAGATGAGCAATATGTTTCAAAATTCAAAATTTGACCAACCATTATCTGGATGGAATGTTTCAAAAGTGACTTATATGTCACAAATGTTTTATCAATCAAAGTTTAATCAACCTATTGGAAATTGGAACGTTTCTAAAGTTATTAGTATGAGTTATATGTTTTATAATAATTCATATTTTAAACAAAATATTGGAAATTGGAATATTTCAGGTGTGACAGATTTTTATCTATTTATGCAAACAAAAACAGATACAACATTTTTTACCTCAAATTTGGATGATATTTATAATGGATGGTCAACCAAAAATCCTCAAATAAATAGAACAATAACCTTTGGTTCTGCCAAATACACGTCAGCAGGTTCTGCTGGAAAAGCAATCCTTACAGGTTCAACCTTTAGTGGTGGATATGGTTGGACAATATATGATGGAGGATTATTTACATAACTTATGAAATACGTATTTACAATATCGACAAACAATTACTCCGGATACACCGGAGACGTAACCTATTACCCATCAACAGGTGGAACAATTAACATAGGTTTAGTTACATTACCATATGATTATAGCACGGATTATTGTTTCGGAACGTATAACATATACATTCCTGAAACAGAGGTTACTTGTACAATAACCAATCCGGCACCTCCGTTACCAACACCAAGTAAAACACCGACACAAACCCCAACAAATACTTTAACACCAACTTTTACGCCTACAAATACTCTAACACCAACTAATACGTTGACACCGACTGTTACACCAACATTAGGTGCAACAAGTACTCCAACAGAAACTCCAACAAATACTCCAACAAATACGGTAACAAATACGGTAACAAATACTTTAACCCCAACATTAACACCAACAAATACTTTAACACCTACTAATACGGCCACCGTAACACCAACAGTAACAGTAACTCCATCACCTTTACCTCCAACAATTGAATATTTCCAAGATTGTTGCACCCCATTTAATACCTATAAAGTTGGTGGTTTTGTAACACCAATTACATTAGGTAATGTATATTATATTGATACTGACGGATTTAATGGATGTGTTACGGCAGTAAGTGGACCATTATTTGACTCCCAATATAACATCATAAGTTTTACAACAGAAACTAGTTGTCTTAATTGTATAAGTACTTATCCTTGTATACCTCCATCACCAACACCAACCCCTACAGAGACACTAACACCAACACCAACGTTAACTCCGACATTAACACCAACTTTTACGCCAACAAATACTCTAACACCAACATTAACTCCAACAGAAACACCTACAAATACCCCGACTTTAACTCCAACATTAACACCAACTTTTACACCTACAAACACTCCAACAAACACTTTAACACCAACTTTCACACCAACAAATACTTTAACTCCAACCTTTACACCAACAAATACTTTAACACCTACGGAAACTCCAACAAATACGCCAACAAACACAGTAACTCCAACATTAGGAGCAACAAATACACCAACAAACACTCCAACAAACACGTTAACACCGACAAAGACTCCAACAAATACGCCAACAAATACTTTAACTCCGACCTTTACACCAACAAATACACCGACAAAATCAATTCCGGCAACAGCAACTCCGACAAATACGCCAACAAAAACATTAACGCCAACTTTTACACCAACAAATACACCGACAAAATCAATTCCGGCAACAGCAACTCCGACAAATACGCCAACAAAAACATTAACGCCAACTTTTACACCAACAAATACACCAACTTTTACACCAACAAATACATTAACTCCTACCCCTACAGTAACACCGACTGAAACACCACCGTCAGTACTTTGTGTATGTTATACTGTGAATTATAATGGACCTCCACCATTTGGAAGCCCGTTTATTGGAGCCACAAATTTCTCATATGTTAATTGTTCGGGTGTTACTGTGAATACTAGTGTAGGAGATGGTGACTTTGCACCACTCTCTCGTGATGTTTGTGCTCAAGAAAACTCTATTGTAATAACCGGAGGTGATACAGGATGTGGTGGTAGTGGTTTACCTTGTGCTTCTTGGGACATAGCATTAGATGATTGTTGTGCTACGGGACCGTATTCTTTTACTTTAGTATATAGAACAACAGCATTCCCTGCTGGTTGTACAGGTGGAGCGTTAACTTGGGTTTGTTCTGACACTAATCTTGTTAACTGGTGTTCTTCAACAGTAATTAACAATGATGATGGAGGAAGTTGTTTACCCGGTCTAAGACCTGCTGGATGGTACGCCAATTTATTAATTGGAGCTGGTGAGGAAGAACAAAAAAGATATTGGAACGGAGCTGCTTGGACAACCGCGTGTCTTTCTTGTGCGGGATGTTTAGTTGCTGACACAATAATTACATTATCCGATGGTTCAACCAAATTAATTCAAGATATTCAAGTTGATGATATTCTTAAATCTATAGATGTTGCGGGAATGCCTCAACCTTCAGAGGAGTGGTACTCTTGGAGTAGCGATACATTGAATTATGTAGAATCAACTTCTACGGTTATTGGATTCACATCGTTTGAATTTGATTCTGTGATTAATATTAATGAAGGTAGAATAATTGCAACAGATTCTCATAACCACGTTGTTAAACAAAATGACGTGTGGTACATCAGAACAACATCTGAATTAAATGTTGGTGATGTGTTATTAGATATGGATAATAGTGAATTTGAGATTACATCGTTAGTTACAATTACAGAACCTACAACGGTTTATGATGTTGACGTTAATAATAGTAACTTGTATTTTGCGAATAATGTTTTAACTCACAATAAGTAATAAAGGGACATATTAGAATAAAGTAAACTATTTATATACGTAAAAATATATTTAAATTTAGAATATGGAAAATAATCAAAATACAGATTTAACGGTTTGGCAGAGGCTCTCACAAGCATTCGGGCCAAACTCGTTGTTAAATCAAGACTACCCAACATACAAATTAGACAAAAAAGAGTTATTAAAAACAACCTCTAAAGATGAATACGAAAGAGAGAAATTACAAGCTCAACAAACTTTCTATTTAGCAAACCAATGGACAAAGATTGAAAGTAATCTTTACACCCAAGCCGTATATTATGAACCAACAAGATTGGCTTCATTCTATGATTATGAATCAATGGAATATACTCCTGAAATATCCGCAGCGTTAGATATATACGCGGAAGAATCTACAACCGTTGATGAAAATGGTTATATATTACAAATTTATTCGGAATCAAAAAGAATAAAATCTATACTAGCCGATTTATTTAATAACGTTTTAGACGTTGACACCAACTTACCAATGTGGACAAGAAATGCTTGTAAATATGGTGATAATTTTGTGTATTTAAAATTAGATTCAGATAAAGGAATTGTTGGATGTATGCAATTACCAAACATTGAAATAGAACGTTTGGAAAGAGGTATGGCCGCAAAATCGGCAAATGTTGAAGAACCAGCCGAAAACAAAGGATTAAGATTTAAATGGAAAGCTAAGAATATGGAGTTCAACTCTTGGGAGATGGCTCACTTTAGATTATTAGGTGACGATAGAAAACTTCCTTACGGTACTTCTATGTTAGAAAAAGCAAGACGTATTTGGAAACAATTATTATTATCTGAAGATGCAATGTTAATCTACAGAACTGCAAGAGCACCTGAAAGACGTGTATTTAAAGTATTCGTTGGAAATATGGATGACAAAGATGTTGAAGCTTATGTACAACGTGTTGCAAACAAATTTAAAAGAGAACAAGTTGTTGATGGTAAAACCGGAAACGTAGATATGAGATTCAACCAAATGGCGGTTGACCAAGATTACTTTATCCCTGTTCGTGACGCAGCTCAAGCATCTCCAATTGAAACATTACCGGGAGCAACAAACTTATCTGAAATTGCTGATATTGAATATATCCAAAAGAAATTATTAACCGCTCTTAGAGTACCAAAAGCCTTCTTAGGTTTTGAGGATGCCGTTGGAGGAGGAAAAGATTTATCTTTAATGGATATTCGTTTTGCAAGAACAATCAATAAGATTCAAAAATCTATGGTTGCAGAATTAAATAAAATTGCAATCATACATTT